CTGGAAAAAAGTTTGTTGAAGTGCATGTAATTGGTGCTTCATACTTTCTTAAAAAAACCTCTCAGCAAGTCTACGTAGAGCAAACTGCTTCAGAAATAGTGACTACGATTGCTAAGAGAAACAACTTTGCTTACGATGTAGACGATCATCCACGTGTCTACCCACAGTTTTCCCAGGCTGGTCTTACAGACATGGAGACTATGGTTAAGTTAGCCAAACAATCTGGTTATTTTCTTAGAGTGACTAATACCGAAGTGTATTTTCATTCCATGACAAAGCTGTACGAAGAGTATCGAGAGAATGCTCCTACATACACATCAAGAGATACGGCAAGTCCAGAGGGATCAACTCTTTATTCTTTTGAACCCTTGGTGGGAGAAAGCCTTGAATTTGAAGACGGTGAGTACAAATCAGCCACCGCTGTTTCCGGTGTTGATGCTTTTACGGGAAAGATAATTAAACTTACAAATCAAAAAAGACCTAAAGGTACTCGTAAAAAACAAGAACCAGAGTTTTTTGACCGATTTGCTTCTTCTGTTGTAATTAATGATTACGACGTAGCAGATAATGAATCTAAAGCAGTTGATCAAAGAACTAGGTTCCCGTACAGAGCAAAGGCTGAGGTTCTTGGAGACTCTACAATTTATCCAGGCATGCCTGCTTTCTTTAACGGAATTGGAAATGTCTATTCTGGTTTTTGGGTAGTGCTAAAAGCAAAACATAAAATTGTTTCAAACTCATACAACTCCTATATTTACACAACAGATTTAACCGTGGGCACAGACTCTCTTGGAACAGCTGTTGCTGGAAAAGACAATAAACTTGTCGAAGTCCCATACACAAAAGCAAAAAGAAATATTAAAAAGGGCGTAAGGCAAACAAATAAAAAACCAAAAAGCAAGTTAAAAAAGGGAACAAAAAACCCAGGAGTAAAGTCGCAAACTGGTTTTGGCGTTATAAAAAATAGAACTAAACCAAAAATAGCCAACAAAACTATTGTTGCAAAACGTTGGGTAAACACCGCTGGAAACTTAACAAAAGTTCAATCTGTATCTTCTAGACCAAAAACGGTTGTTAATAAATTAAGGAGAACTGGTGTCCTCTGATAATCGTTTTTATGGTGTTTACCGAGGGGTAGTTGCAGACGCAGACGATCCTTTAGAGTTGGGTCGCGCCAAACTGTACATCCCTCAAGTATTGGGAGAGGCTGTTACTGAATGGGCCTGGCCAGTTACTGGTTCAATAAATCAAATTAATTATCCTTACGCTACTTTTACTACAGGCTCATCTCAAGCAATAACCACTACAGTTTCTCCGGTGACGGGGTGGGCTGATCAAACCCTAAACAAGATAACCCTAGATACAAACAGGTTTTATGCGGAAGAAACTGGCGAATATCTAGTCAATGTTTCAGCCACAATTAAAAAGAACTCTTTGGGTCAAAACGACGTCTCTTTAGTTTTGCGTAAAAATGGAACAGCGGTACCAACCAGCACAGTAAAAACTACAGCCCTTGGGTTTATTAGTGGTCACGCAATTACCGCCTATACGCACACTGCTCCGTCTGGTGGAGGAACTGTAAGCGGTAACCACACTGACATGGTTATAAACCATAACGGCTCGGCTCCAGAACAACAGATGTCTTTGTCGTATATCTTGGCTCTGGAGGCTGAAGATTACGTAGAAGTTGCATGTTCTGCCTCAGCATCGGGAACTACGTTATCTGGAACCCCTAGTGCTATCGCTACAATTAGCTTAGTTGGAAAATATAAACCAAAGCCAAACACCCCGGCTTGGGCAATGTTTGAAGGCGGAGATCCAAACTTTCCTCTATGGGTAGGAGTATTTTAATGGGAACAGTCATATCACTTCCGTTTTCCTTTAACACCTCTGGTGCTATCAACACAAACAACCTTGATTCTAAACAATGGGCTGACAGGGTGTTTGGGGCGATTTTTACTCGACTTGGTGAAAGACCTATGCGCCCAAATTACGGCAGTATTGCGGCCGACGCTTTGTTTGAGCCAGAGGGTTCGGTTGTTGATTTTGTACAGCAAACCGTAACGTCTGCATTTGGAGAGTTTTTGCCTGAATTAAAACTACTCCGGGTTGAAATTGAAAAAGATTCTGTAGAGGGATTGAACGAACTAGTACTGACAGTTTCGGTAGAATATAGGTTGCCAAATAAACAAGTAGAAATTATAACTACTAAAATAGGATCCTTTACTAGGGCCGGAGAGTTAATTGAGGAGATTGAATAATGGCTAACTTCATACCTCAGATTGACTATACCTCTAGAGATTATGACTCAATTAGAGAAGATTTAATCAATCTAATCCCACTATACGCTCCGCAATGGACAAGCCGTGACCCAGCGGATTTTGGCATTATTCTTTTGGAAATGTTTTCTTATATTGGAGATCTTCTTAACTATTACATCGATAGAGCTGCTAATGAATCTTTCCTTTCTACAGCCAGCCAACGTCAAAGTATTTTAAATATTGCTAACTTGCTTGGCTACACTCCGACTGGAAGTATTCCGGCAACTGCATCGCTTACTTTTTACAATAGCACCGGATCAGCAATTGTTGTTCCAGCATTAACACAAGTTGCTACTACAACAATTGTTAATGGAGTTAACACTCAAGTTATTTTTGAAACAGACTCTGCTGTAACCGTTCCTGCTGCTGTTGGGTCAGTAAGCGGTCAACAAACAGTTAACGCGACCCAAGGTCAGACTATAGTTAATGAAGACGTTGGGGATTCAAACGGAACATCGGATCAAGAATTTATTTTAGATAATAGCCCTGTTATTAACAACAGCATTTCCGTAACAGTTAACGACACAGTTTACATTAGCGTTCCATATCTTATTGATGCAGCTGGAACCGACCCGGTCTTTTACAGCACTACAGATGCTGAAGATATTACAAAGATTGTTTTTGGTGATGGAGTAAGCGGTCGCATCCCTCCAGCAAATTCAGAAATTCTTGTTACCTATAGAGTTGGTGGGGGAACAGTTGGAAACGTAAACTCCAACACCTTAAAAAACATTCTTACAAACTACAGTCCGGGATTAACGGTCAATAACGCAACGGCCGCATCAGGGGGTGCGGACGCAGAATCTACTGACTCAATACGAGTAAATGCTCCAGCAAGTTTGCGTGTTCAAAACCGAGCAGTTTCCCTTAAAGATTACTCAGATCTTGCTTTACAGGTATCTGGTGTAGCGAAGGCTGTAGCAACATCGGAAGTTTATACAAGTATAAATCTTTACATTGCTCCTTTTGGCGATCCTGGTCAAAGTGGTGGAAGTTTAACTCAGGTGTTTAACCAACTTGGTAATGAAATTCAACGTTTCTTTGTTGATAAAACTCCACCAAATGTTAACGTCACCTTGTTCCCACCAACTTTTGTTGGGGTAAACATCACAGTTGAAGTCACTGCTCTATCTCAATACAAACAAAGCGTTGTAAAAAGAAATGCTGAAAGAGCGCTTCAAGAAATTTTAGCATTTGATAACGTTAATTTTGCTGATCGTATTTCACTTCACTATGTGATTGAAGCGTTGGCAAACGCCCCAGGAGTGTCTTACTCAAACGTATCTTTGTTAGCACGGGTTGGAGCAACTCAGTCTGGAACTAACGATGCGGTGTTTACTGTAAGTGAGATTCCAACAGCGGGAACAATTACTGTAACCGTAAACCCAAACAGCGGAATTGTAGGTTAGGAGAGATATGGCAGCCAGTTATCCAGGAGCGGTACGACCATTTGTTAACAAAACTAACGTTGTTGACATTATTGACGCTTCGCACCCAAATTCATTACAAGAAGAAGTTGTTGCTATTGAAAGCACAATTGGGCTAAACCCCGCTCTTTCAACAGCTCCGTCTTCATCCGGAACATTTTCAACAACAGCAACTCAATACACAACTCTTACACAGAGATTGGCAAACATTGAAACAGGTATTGTTTCTGATACTCACACGCAATATGTGAAAAAAACAGGTAACGAGACAGTTGTTAACGGGGTTTCTACAAACGTTGCTTTAACAATTAAAGGGGCAGCTAGCCAAACTGCAAATCTTTTAGAGTGGCGCAATTCCTCGAATGTTTTGTTAGCAAGCGTTTCGGCAAGCGGCGCATTGTCCGTATCTTCTGTATCAGCGCCAGAAGTAGACCATTCTTTAATTCTTGGCATATTGGGGTCGTAATAAATGGCACGCTATGGCGTTGACTACTACGGTCTAGTTGCTTACGGATCAGACGCATCCTCGTTCATTGAGTTTGACGCATCCCCGTTTACAGCAACGCCAATCGGCTATCAAAAAATTCGTCTTGAATGGAGTTCTCCTTCTGGAGACTGGTCGAGAATTCGTTTAGTAAGAAACACATATGGTTTTCC